TTGTCTCTGTTTCTGTAGTAGGTTTTTCACCTAATCTTTTTTGCAACTCAAGATAACCAGCTTCTAATTCTTCAGCTGTTTTATATTTACCAGCAAGTCTTTTATCTTGCTTGGCTACAAGTTCTTCACCTATTCTTAAAGACTCAGCTTCTTTCTCTGCAATAGCTTGTGCTGCTACAGGATCATCTGAAGTGTCGTAGCGGATTGTTTCTGCCATAATTACTGTGGTTGTAGTGCGGGTGCAGCTTGATTTATAGCATCAAGTATTTCTGGATTTTTAGATGGATCCATCAAAGGAGTACCAGCTAGTTTACCAGCTTGGTCAGTTAATGATTGCATCTGTTGTACCTGCATAGCTTGTTCTTGCTCTGCATTACGTTCATCCATACTCTTGACAAGGTTTAATATATCAATTCCTTGAGCTGCTGCAAGGCGTTTGATAGCTTCATCAGCATTAAGATACTGAGCTAAAGCTTCTGGCCCCATTGTCTGGGCTATTGTAGTTATAAATTGTACTAATGCTTCTCTATCTTGCCCCCTACCTAGTGCATTTATACCTGCAACTATAGTAGGTTTAACTAGATTTTGAGGTACGCTTGGTATCTTTTTAGATCTAGTGAGAGTGTGCATCTTTCTCTTCAAATATGGTATCAAAAATTCTGTCGTTAACAAGCTGAAGAGACCGCCAAGCTGTCTTTCTAATTCCATCTGTGTCATACGTACTTCTTCTGCTGTTGTTCTTTCTGATTGGCGTACAGAGAGTACAAGAAAAGCTTCAGCTAATCTCTTCTCTAGCATGTTAATCATTTGATATGCAGTTTGGAAGTCAGCAGTTTTACCTACTTGTACTACACCTATATCATCTGGTCTACCTTGTATGATAGCTCCGTTACCTGCATTAGCAAGTGAACTTGGTTTAGTTACAGAAGATGGTGAGACAGTAAATACAACTTTAGCTGCAGCTGCACTACCTTCAACGATAGCTTGCATTAATGCTTCTAAAGATTTTAAGTCCCCAAGGAACTCTTCAACTCTGGAACGTCCGTAATCTTCTCCGTCTACCGTAACAAAACGTAGTGGTAGCCAAGGAGTTTTATCTTTTGGAGCTTTACCTACGCTGTCAGGTAGTATCATATCGTTAGCTTCTTGATGCCAACGCCATCCACTATCATTAAGTTTAACACATGTATAAACATCAACATCTTTTGTACCTTTGTAGTCACCTTTAGAATCATCGTTAGGACTATTTTCTGCATCTAATTCTGGCAGACCTAATAGTTTTTTACTGACTCTTTCTTTAGTTACTATCTCAACCACATTACCATTACCATCTCTTTCAACTACATACCTGTTAAGAGGATATACTTTCATACCTTCTTTACCCATAAAGAGTAGAGCATTACCTGTAACAACTAAATGTTTTAGGGCAGCAAAGATCTGCACTCTATCCGTAGAGGCAGCTATACTTTCCATAATCATTCGTTCTATCTTTGCAAAGCTAAGATCTAATTCACTCTTTGCTTCAGCTGGTATCTGTACACCTAGTTTAGAATCATCTAATTGTAGTTTAAAAAAACTGGTTGACGGAGGTAGGAGCCCTAGCATGAGCTTCGAGCTCAACGTGGTAACTCCTTTGGCCCCGACTGATTGCCAAGGTGTTTGAAAGCTTTGATATAAAGCATCACCTTCGTTACGCATCAGTAATGTGGGAATAGTTAACTCCGCACATTCATAAGCAACATGCAGAAATTGTTCACGGTGACTCGATAATTCTTGGTATCTTTGCCGTGCGTTTTTCATTAATATGATCCTGTAGTAGAACCAGCACCGCCAGTGCTTACACCTTGTTTAGTTGTGATTCCTTTTAGCCCACCTGTAGCTGGTTTCTTAGTAGCTAATTTACTCGTACCTTCTGTAGCAGATTTCTTGTTAACTTTTTTAGCTTTGACTTTAGCTTTCTTTTTAGTTTGATCGTCCGTTACAGGAAGTGGGGTTGGGCTTACTGGCATTTCTGTTGGAGCAGTTTGCACAGGTGCTGGTGCGGGTGGCGGTGTAGGTGCAGCTGGTACTGGTGGGGGTTCGGGAGTTCTTCTATTTCCAAATAATCCTCCGATACACATAGTTATTCTCCTTTTAAATTTTCTTTTAGTAATCTAATAATTGATAGTTGACCAGCCCTAAAAGATATTTCTTTCTCTGATAGTGTGTGGTCTGGAAACTTGTCTGGAAACTGCTCGTCAAGATCATCAATCATCTTTTCGATACGTCCCCATTCAAGCGTACTTGGGTAAGTTGGTGTTTGCATGTTCAAAGAACGCAGGCATCCTGCCTCGTTTAGTGTCAGAAAGTTCTGGGGCTTTGCCCTCATACATTAGACGATCACTTGAGTTCGTCCAGAATTTTCTGCTTAAATATTTGTTAGGTGAGATATCATTTAATGGTTCAAAGATCCAATTTATAGTAGCCTTCCTAAGTTTGTCCAAAGAGTTGCTAGGACGTAAACCCATATCAGCACATACCAAAGAGTTGCAGGCGACATGAATTTGCTCATCTCTGGAAATATCAGCCGATACTGTCCTAAGAGCAGCATCGCCACAAAACCTATTGAAAGGTAGAATAACAAAGAAAATAGCACGTTCAGCCACCAAAGCTTTTAGGACAGTGTGATCTGGATGAGCTATCCAAGCATCACGTAATAGTTTAGCCTCTCTCTCAGCCTTCTCGTCAACGCCAAGAGCGTCAGCAATATAACCAAGAGCAAGGTCATGGTTCTCCTCGTCCTTTACGTTTGAGACGAGAAGTGTTCTAGCAATTTCGGGAACCTCTTTGCTAAGGGTTTCCGTAATGAAGTCACCCACAGGTAGCTCCATATGCCGTACTGCCAGAGCACGGAAGATGGCTTCTTCACTACCTTTAAGGAGGGTTCCTTTTGTGGGCTTAACGGGAGTCCACTTTCTTTTCCGTTGTAATAACTTATCATAAGGGTTCATTCTGCACAACCTATACATGTAATGGGTTCGTTTAGTATCCCACTCAAGTAATCATCGACATCAGCTTCATCTAATGCAGCAAACGCACTGGACTTATCTTGTGTATCTCCCATTACTTGTAGGGAATAATATAAAGATGTTTGGGGGCTGTCCAGCCACTCTTCAATGAACGCATTGTCATAGGTTACTACATCACTCCAAGAGTTAAATGAGTATCCGTGAAGAAGTCCCGTTTTATTGAGCATTGTCATTATGCCGTCTGCTACACGCTTGTATGCGTCCCAGCCAACTTCCGAGGCGATCTCAACTTCGCCATAATCATAAGATGTAACTCCAAATGTACCGCTGTCACGGTCAACACTTCGAGCTATAGGTGGAGCAATCTCAGGACAGGATGTAAACCCATCGAGATCTTTGGTGCTGTAACTACATGATGCAGTAGGAGCTATAGCAAATGCTCTCTCCATACCATGCTCACGAGCTATGTCAGCTGCTGCTAGTATTCCACGTTTAATTGCAAATGCTATCTTAAGAGCATCTTCTGGTAGGGAGGTGTCATCTTCTGAGGTTTCCACACCATAGTTAACTCTATCCAATGCCTCTCCAAACTCTGCATAAGTTACTTTGTAACGTCTGAGGAGGTTGGCAAGACCGAGCATTCCGAGCCCAACTTGTCTGTCATTTTCTGGGGCAAGGTACTCTCCAGATTCTCCAACACCTGTCCTGCTATGGAGATCACACAACTCGGACATACCTGTAGTGAAACCCTCTTGTATGTTGCTGATTGTACAGGCACTGAGAGCGACATGCTGTAGCAAGCACGTTCCACGTGACGACAGCATAACTTCAAGGCAAACGTTGCCGTAGAGTCTTTTTCCATGTTGATACCGAATTTTGTTTAACCAAATGTCACCCGACTTGATGCCGTGTAACAAGGCTTCTTTATGAGGTGTGTTCTCCCACATCTCTGGAGTTAAATCTACACAACGTTTAACCCAAGCTAATTCTTCTCTTGGTGTTGTGATAAATTCTAGGATGTCGTCATGATCTAAATCAAGATGCAAAACGCAAGCTCCATTTTTGTATATGCCCCCCCTCCTAATAGTTTCATTAAGAGCAGAGTATACTTTACCAAATGATACAGGGCCACTAGCGACTAATCCTTTCTCATTGGTGTGACCATTAGGTCTAATCTTAGAGAGGTGTACTGCTACACCTGCTCCAAATCGTAGAGCATGACTGACAAAACGCCAGCTAGCTTCTATTCCATTCTCACCCTCGATGCTATCTTCAACTACAAATACTGTGCAGCTGACAGGTAAACGTCCTTCTGGTTCTTTAATCCACTGTTGGATTCTACCAGTTCTAGCTACCAAAGGGTGTGGAAACAAATCATTCAACATAATTAATTAGGAGTCCATAAAATAGGTTGGTTGCGGTCATGATCGAAGTCTTCTTTTTGTAAGATCTTGGCTAGACGTGCGTTGAGCAAAGCGTCATCGTCTGATAACCCTCTATCTCTATAGGCTTTACACACTGCCTCCCACTTGTTTTCGTTTTTGTCTAATAACTCTGTAGCTCGCTTGACTCCTATTCCAGGGCAACCAGAGTACCCATCTGTGGGGTCTCCAGAAAGGCTCTGAATTAGATGCCATCTGTCACCATCGTCTTTTGTAATCTCAACAACATCATCTGTTAGATTCCATAGAGCACTAGGTATCTGCCTCATGTCTTTGTCTGGACTAACAATAATATTGCTTGGGTCTGCAAAGCGGGTTGCTTCTATGCCAATGGTGTCATCAGCTTCTAGCCCTTCAATTAATTTAAAGTTGTGGTTTTCTCTACAGTAATTTACTAAACGTTTGTAGCCAAGGGGCTTACGTTTCATTCGATGTCCCTTGTAATCAGGGTAAATTTTCTTTCTAAAATTTTCAGTGCTTGAGAAATATAGTATGAAGTCGTCCTCCATCATAGCCTTTGTCACTTTATTTAGTTCGTTGTGAAATACTCTTAGCACATCACTGAACTGTGACTGAGCGATGATGACATCCTCTCCAAAGTCTATACCAATCTCACATGCTTGTGCAGCTTTATAAGCTAGGAAATCAGAGTCAATTAATAACATTAGTGTACCTGTGCCCAGTTGTCGCCAATTTGTGCGTCAGCTTCAATGGGTAATCGTAAGTTGTAATACTCACCAGCTTCTAATGCAGATAGTTTGCAAACCTCAGCTATGTACTCTGCGTTTGCAGCTGGAGCACCTAACACTTGTTCGTCATGCACAAAAGCATAACGTTCGTGGGTAGTGTTGCCTAGTTTAGCATCAGTTAGTAGTAGCCAACGCTTTGCGATGACTGCTGCCGATCCCTGCAAGAGGCAGTTTAATGCTTTGTGTTCTTTGTCCACAAGGATTTGACGTTTGTCGATAGCACGTATACTACCTCTCGTAGCAACTTTCTTAGTAGCTTCAACCAAATCTTCGAGACCGTCAACAGCATCCAAGTAAGCTCGCCTAATCTCTGCCCCTTTCTTCTTTGCAGCTTCGGGGGATAACATGTTGTCATAAGAGAGTCCAAGCTTTTGGTTGCCACCACCGTAAAGAAAGCAATACGTGATAGTCTTAACTTGTCTGCGAGAGATGCCAATTTTATCCGCATTGACTTGATGAATATCTTGTTCAAGTAAGATCTTTCCATACCTACCGCCATCATATCTAGCTAAGTAGTGTGCAAATAATCTTAATTCTATACCAGCTAAATCGGAATCAATAAGTTTCCAGTCTGGTTGTGTGATAAATAATTCACGGCAATCCTTGTCCGAACTTACTTGACTAAGATTCGGGTGTGAATGTGCCATTCGATGTGTCACTGCACCGATAAAGCAAGAGTGGTGAAGTCTGCCATCCTTGACTAGCTTCAACCACGCATTAGTTCCTTGGGATAACATTCCTAGTTTCTTCTGTATGACCAGAATTTCTAAAAATACTAATGCTTCCTCTGTGTTAATTTCTTTGAGCACTGTCTCATCAATCACTGCTTTACCAGTGGGTGTGAGTTTAGTAGGTGTCCAACCTTGGAAGGTTTTAAACCACCAAGCTATATGCTCTCGACTACTAGGATTAAAATCCTTTAACCTTTGCATTTCTGCTCCAGCTATGTAGCCTTGTTTCTTGTTGTCTCTACGAGGCGTGAATAGATTTCCTGGCACATAGGTACATATGTCCTCAGCCTGTCGTCTAAGCTTCTCTAACCTCGTTAGTAGTTTGTTTTCTAAGTCTTGTGCCTTTTGCACATCAAACGGCCAACCAGTGGCTTTTTGTGTAGCCATTAGTTCTGCTATCTGATGCTCTAAGACAACGCTTTCAGGGATTTTTGGAAATGTGTCCATAATTTAGCTAAGATAGCAACGTCTTTTTTACAATAGTCTTGCATGTCTTGTGACCATTCTTTCCAGTCAGTGGTTTTAGCAAACGTGTCTTTAAAACAACGTAGTCTGTAACCATATGCTTCGAGACTATGTGAACCATATAAACGAGCTGGCATCATAGGCCATTTGCGTCTGAGGTCTAGCTCTAGCATGTCAGGATGAAAGAAACGACTCAGTATAAGAGTGTCCCAATGTTTAGCATGACCCTTATAAAAAGGGAAGTGTTTTTTAATTTGCGGTATGTCAAACATTATACCGTTGTGAGATATAATGTTAGTTGCCACCTCCAAGTCATTCACTGCATTAGCAATGCTGTAGTTAGGAGTAGCTTGGTCATTGTACTCAGTTACTAGACCAGTATCTAGGTCTTGTGTAACTATACAATGTATTTCTGTACAATCTAATCCGTTTGTTTCTATGTCAAACGCTAGATTAATACTACCC